AGGGAAACGATCAGTAACGTAACCAACGACCTTACCTACAGGCTCATCTGTTGTTTCACCTTCTGATATATCGTCAACAAAGGAAGATTCTGCATCATCCATCATTGTTTCCATTACTTGTTCGTCTATTTCATACTCATCCATGTTTTATTCCTTAGTAGCCAAATGTGGGGTCAGACATCTGAAAGCCTGATCGTTGTGTAGCAGGGTCATAATCCCAAAGTGATGATCGAGGTCTAGTCATTAAACCGTATCTTAGAGCATCGTAACCGTGATCAATGGGGCTCTTTGTATCTACGTCTTCTAGATTATTCTTATCAAGAGGAAGAGAAGGTAGTTCTGATATTATGTTACGACAAGTCTCAAAGAATACTAGTCTGGGTTGCTCTGTAAACTCGTCTACTTGTAATCTTCTGTGTATTTCGTTTTTACCTGCTATACGAGAGCCTTTTGATCTATCAGATGGCCTCCAACGACAACCTTTTTGTATCATTTGCTCTGCTAAACTAGGCCCAGTATCTCCTCGATTGTGCCACAAAGAACTATCTAGCACTCCATACCTTATTCTTTCACCAGACTCTATCTCTATAATCATGTCTGCTAAATCAGAGGCAGTAGTCTTATTAACATACAACTCTCTGTATATAACTATCTGTTCATCAGGAGCTACAGCAAACCACAACACCGCTGTCATTGAACCATAACCATAGTCACAAGCCCTAAACTTAGCCCAACTGTCTGGTATATCATATGGTTTAACTACATGCTTCTTAACACTAAACTCAGAAAAAGCTGAACCTTCTGATATACTCCAGTCACCGTCCAATAACTGTCGACGTTGATGCTCTGGCATTGATAGTAGATTAGCCTCGTACATACCATCTTCTGCTAGGTACGGATTATTAAATAAATTAGCAGGTATAAACCTACGTTTAAATAAAGGCTCACCTTCTCGTCTATGCCCTTTAGGCCAAGCTATTACTTCACCGTTTTCGTCAGTAGCGTGAAAAGCTGTATTAGATGGTGCAGGGTCTATAAAAGTCTTCTTAACCCAAAAGTGGCCAGGGCCGCCAGGGTTTGTTGTTGCCCTCATGTAAAGAGGTAATTTGGAAGCACTAGTAGCACGAAGACGTGATCTCATGTAGTTCCATGCAAAAGGAGAAGGCCACTGAGTAAGTTCGTCGAGCCCTATCCAATTAAAGGCCTGTCCCTGATATCTCATAACGTCATCATCTCTATCAAGGTATGACATCCATAGAGTAGCACCACTAGGGGCTACCCAAGTCTTATCTCTTTCCATAAACTTAATACCTGGGATAGCCCTTGGGTATAGCTGCTTAGATACTGAAATAAGTTCTCTTAATTCTTCTGTACTTCGTCTAACTAGTAAAGCTCTTGACTGTCCATTATTAAAGTAACGAACAGGGTCTGCAACCATTGCATACGATTTACCACCACCTGCTGCTCCACCATATAAAACTTCCTGCTCACTAGAAGCTAGGAAGTCTTCCTGAGGGCCAGGATTAGGTGCAAAGATAATATCTTGTGCTTTTTCAACATCTATAGGCTCTGGTTTAGGCTGTGCGTAGGTGGTAGTCGATTCAGTCTTCTCTATCGAGTTTTCTTGTACTTCTACCACCGAGTCTTTCTTCTTCGATGACCCTTGCTTTTTCACTGGCTTCTTGGTAACGCCTTGCATAGTCTCTATGGGCTGAGGCCGTATACCTTCGTTTTTCTTCGATGCTGACACGTTTGTTTAATCCTACATGTGAAATATATCTACCCGATTGCTCTGATAACCATCTAGCGACTAGGCGTAAACTATACTCTTTTAAGTATTTCTTAGCCATTTCTAGCATCTCTAGTTGGGCGGGTATAGGTTGAAGTATATCCTTATCACCCTCATCTTGTTCATATCCAAAAGGAATATGCCTACCTACCCTTACTATTGGGTAGTACTCCCCGTCTAAACCTCTTTTAGGAATCTTCCATGCTTGATCTATGGGAATAGCAGTTAATGTCGGGGCTTGTTTTCTAGCCATCTTATATCACACACACATTAGTTTGTCAAGTTGTTATTTAGTACTTCTTTTTCTGAGTACCTGGGTTTGACGCTCCACAAGCAACGTAACCACCTTTTCCATAACCCATTCTCTTAGCTACTGCAGGTGCAGCTTTCTTAAGAGCCTTAATACCTTTATTCATTTTCTTTTTAGCCACACCACCATGATTATAACCAGACTTCTTCATGTCTGAGTCTTTCATCATCTTGCCGTCTGGCATCCTATGATAACCCTTCTTCATAACTACTCCTCCTTCGTTAGCTCTAAACTTAGCAGTCTTTTCTGCTATCTTACTTGGTTGTTTAACGAACTGTTTACCAGACGCTTTACCTTTACGTTTAGCAGCAGATGTTGCTGCGTATTCTTGACTTGTTAAGGCATCTCTGGCTGCTTTAGGTAAGTACCTTTCACCAGTAGCTTTCTTGCCTTGAGTAGATGGTTTACCTGACTTAGTACCCCACTTTTCTTTAGTCCATTTATTAAGTGATTTCTGAGGAGCCTTCATTTCTTATAACCTCCACCTGCAGCTTTATATTGCTTAGCAAGCATTTGTGCTTTACGAGCTGACCATTGACCTGCTGCTCCACCTTTGCTTCCTGCTTTGATTTTAGCAAACAGTCTTTTGCGCATTGTAGGTTTTGTATAGTTACCAGACGCATTAACTTTACTTTTAGTTTTCTTTTTAGCTGGCATATTACCACTTTACCTTATCAGCCCAGTAGGCAGCACTCATCTTACCTTTAGCAATGTTTTTTCTATGTCTAGCTTTGAATGATGCTCTTTTCTTTTTCATCTTTTCAGATTCACCTGCTTTAGGTTTACCTGCGGTACTAGCCCCTTGTTCCCCAAAACGTATAGTCTTAATTTTGTCACCTTCTTTAGCAACAACAATATGGGACTTAGTAGGGTGGTTAGGGGTTCTCTTAGGTTTATTAAAGCCCGATACACCTGCTCTAGCTAGTCTAGGGTCTTTCTTAACTGGCATACTACTCTTCTTCCTTCTTTGCAGGTAAAATAAACACTGGTTCTACAGTAGATACTTCTACCTTCTCTGTCTTAACAAACCCTGCCCTGTCCATAAGGTCTTTAGCAGCGGTCATCTTTTCTTTAGCACCTAGCATGTCTACATCACCCATTACCTTGAACATTGTATATGCAGCTTTAGTGGATGACTGTGCTATAAACTTACGAGTAAGGTCTGATATTTCGTCTACTAAGGAGGCTGTAACTGATGAAGTAGGGACATTGTCTGAGTACCCTGCTAGTTTCTTAGCTTTCAAAGGATCACCCTCTGCTTGTTCAAATAGAACAGCTAAGAATAACTCTTGCTTTTCTGTGAGGGCTCTTTTTGTCATTATTTTACTTCTTTCCAAGCTTCATTGATGTCTAATGTTTCTGGGTCATCGGCAATAAAGTGACCATTATCATCTCTAGCTCTTACATACTTCTTTTTATTTGGTTTTGTAACCTTTTTAGTAACAGAAACAATATCCATTATTTCTTTAATGCCACATATAAAAGAGCCGTAGGGGTCACACTGACCGACAACGTCTCCTCTTGAATTAACTACTTGATCTGCTGAGATATCGTATCCGATACTGTTCAAATCATCTTTATACTTACTTAAATCCATTATTTACCTCTTTTGTGGGTTCCAGGGTTAGACGCACCACAAGCGACATAGCCGCCTTTGTTATACTTATGAGCCTGTGCCTTACGTGAAAAGCTACGATTAGCCCCTTTAGGCTGCACTCTCAAATTCTTAACAGAATTATCGTTAGGGTTACGATTCTTATGGTCAACATCTTTACCATCCCCTTTTTTAACTAGTCCACCTTTTTCTAACATACGCCTAGCTCTTTTACGAGAAGCATTAGCAGCTAAGTTAGACTTAGGTGATTTAAGTTGAAGAGCACGTTCTCTTTTATAATCTCTTTTATATCCTGGTGAACTTGGCATCAGTAATCAAACACACATATAGAAGTTAACATTGTACCGCTTTTTAATTGAACAGTTGCTGATATAGACGCAGGGTCTAAATTCCAACATCCAAAGCATTTACCGCAAGGCTTATCCTTGTCATTCCAACAGTAACCTAACATCTATTTTCCTTTACTTGGGTTTGTCCACTTGTCTACCATCTTCTCACCAGAACGGCCAACAACGTAGCCTCCAACACCAAGAGTTAGTAGATTCCAGAGTTGATCAGGTAATTCCAGTACGTTATTCATGATCTCTGGGTAAGCGATTGCTATTATAGGGAATACTAAATAGTTAACAGCTATAATAGCTATAACGATTAACATTAAAAGAGGTCTCCAAGAAGCAGTCAACCAGTTGCCTGACGAAGCTTCTGCTAGTATTATTTCACCACGAACCTTCTCTATTGAGTCAGCGTGTTCCAATAAGGCTAGCTTTGTTTCTCTCTCTATCTCAGCTCTTTTATCTGAATCAGGTATAATTCGTTTTAACACGTCACCCATGATAGGGGTTAAAAGAGGTAATAAAGTACTTATCATTTTATTTCCGAACTATAGTTCACAAACATCTTCGGTTCTTCGATGTTCATAAAATCTATCGTTAGACCTTTTAGTTTCTATTTCATTTAATTTAGTTATCTTTTCAGCATATACTTCTGAAGAGAGTCTTACACCAAATAGACTTGGCACATTAACTAGTAACACCGTTACGATTAGTCCGTATAGAACTCCCCTGATAATAGTAGGGAGCAATAGTTTTTTATGTTCTTCAATCACAAGACTAGACCTCCCTTTATAATAAATGTAAGTATGCCACCTAAGATAGCACCTATAAACAACTTAACAATCCAACCAATGATACCATCAAAAGATTTTAACTTAGCTTTAGTTATATCAAGGTAGATATTGATGTTGTTGATTTCTTCTTCCATGTCACGGACAGTGTCTCTTAACTTGAATAGACGCTTTTCTAATTCATCTTGATCACTTTGTAAGGCACGTATATCGTCAGCATTTCTATCACTCATGTCTATTCTCTCCCTAAGATTACTTAGGGTAGGAGCCCCAAGTTAATTGATAATGAGGCCCGTCTGGAAAGGATTTCCAATCTCCTCCCCAATCCATGTCTATCTCTAATTCTTTTGCTGCTTGCTTCATAGCATCAGCTATTTTGTAGTATAAAGGCCAATCCCATCTTACTCCACCATCTACATAAGCACCTAGGTCTACCCCGTGTCCTGTTAAATGTCTAGAGTTAAGAGTTGTTGATGCACCTCTTGCTACTAATTCTTTCTGTCTATCTAGGGTACGCATACCCTCTAGTACAGTAAAGTCTACCTCAGTTATTTGTATTGCTCGTTCAACAACAGCTATTAAATCTTTGTGTAGACCTTCTAATCTTTGTTTACTTCGCTTACCTAACATATATGCCATACTATTCTTCCCAACCCCTTTTACGTTTAGGGTCTAATACATCTCTGCTGTCTAACTTTTTCTCTAAGAACATTGCCCGTTCCATACGGTCTAGTGATACCCAGTGTCCTGTGTCTAAGTAATACTTTTCTCTTATATAGAAAACATCACTACGGGGTATGTGCAAGTTGTATAGAGCTCTTAGGTCGTCGTCTGCTAGAGCCTGGAAGAACGTGTTAAGAACATCGTCTTCTTTGTTATATTTATCTTTTGGGGAGGTCATTCTGTCATCTTATTATTATTACTATTGTGACTTGAACCAGTTATAACACAAAGGTTTTGGTAAGTCAAGGAGATTCTAAGGGAGGAGCGTAAAAAACTCTAACGAGTTTATGCGACAAAGTAGACTAAGTATTAGTTCATCTTCTTTTATCATATACTCTAAGTAATACTCTAAGTATATACTAGTATTATTATTAACTAGTAGTTGGACTAAACCATTATGTTTAACTTAAAGTATACTACTCGTATGTTATACCACATAATGCCGCAAAGTCAACCCCTTAAGTTATACTTTTATTAAGTATCTTTAAAGGAGGAGGAGTATAAGCTAAATCGTATTGTATACATATTAAAGCATACGCTTAGTATACACTAAGTACACTAACATGTCAAGTAAATAATACACATAAGCCAATATTACCTTATTGTAAACCAATGTGGTTAACACCTAACCCTAAAATACCCCTCTCTGTCATTGTGCATATATAACACCGCATACACCCCCCATGCCCCCTCTACCCCCCGTAACTACTATCCGAGGTACATATTCAAGTATCTTTATATATGAATTAATGAATACGTTTCCTGGTTCATATTCACATATTGCAATACGTTATTGTATACATTTGCATACACATACAGTTTTCAGTACTCGATTGTATACCATTGTATTTTATA